TTTTACAGCAATAAATAATCCATCAATTGTAATAACTTGCTGATCATACATTCCATAAGAATTAAAATATGTTACAGTTTTATCTTTATATTGCTGTGGATGCGCCACGCCGCCACGCCAACATTCCTTAGGACTAGCATGCCAGGCAATCATTGGCGTTTTGAAAGATATTTTGGTTGAGCCAGCTAAACCAATAACATCAAACTGTTTAAATGATTCTTTCAATGTGTCAAAAATGTTCATATCACGAATCTCAACATCATCATGAATAAAAATAAAATATTTAGCTTTAGAATTATTCTTAATCGCTTTATCAATAATTTCATTATAAACTGTAGAAAGTCCTTTATTGTTATTATAATAGGATATAACACCAATATTTGGTGTAGTTCCAACTTCGTCTTCTAAATTATATAGTTTGACAAGTGATTTTATTATAGGAATATTGTGTAGTGCTTCATCTGAAAATCGAATATTTTTTGTAGCAAACACAAAAACAAATTCGTTATCTAATTGTTTAAGATCTTGATCCATTTATTTCTTTCCAAATAGTGCTTCAAATTCAGGTGGCAAATCATGTTTAGTTTGATCTTGTGCCAACTTAGCCATATCATCTGCTACCTTATATCTATAAAAACAGTTCTTACACACCATAACTGCGCCTTTGCGAATATTACTTCTATGTAATATTTCAGCTACTAATATACCACATGATGCACAATGAAAGTCCATTATCTACCAGATTTCTTTGATTAATTTATAGATTAAAGCTGCTTGTTTATCAGTAAATTTCCATCTAATATTAATATTCTTTTTTGCCCAATCAATCGGAGAATTTCCTTTTTCTTCTGACATTGCACACCAATCCGCAACCATTTCAGTGATATCTATATCTGGCATCGATGTTGCATCTACTATTTCTTTTGGTGGCTCATCTCTATTTTCACGGTTAAGTAAACCAACATTTTTTGAACTCCAATACTCTGGATGATGTTTATTTGTTTTAACATGATGGAGTGTTGCTTCAGCCATAGCATCTTTAATGTTTTGTGGAATATCAAATTGTTTTCCTTCATCTTTACATTTATATTGCCATGTAATATAAATATATGGATTTTTTTCTGGTTCTTTAAATTTACTTTTATCATGATTTTCAGCACGTTCTTGAAGGAAATGGTAATACTCACCTGTAGTATCTGGCACTTTTCCACAATATTTCCTAACTAATCCAATATGTTTGTTTGTGCGTTGTTCATAAAACTTTTCCATTTCGGTAAAATTATTTGTTGCAGTGTTTTCAATTATCATAAACATCTCATTTTGTTTCATATTGTTATTTCCCTGAATCCCCAAAACCGGTTTCACCTCTATCACTCTCATGCTTATCATACAAATCTTTTTCAGTATCATGGCAAACAAGTTTTGCATATGTCATTGGCAATAATATGCCTTGGAGTATTTTCATTCCTGGTTCTATTTGCACTGTAGCATTTGATGTGTTAATAACACTGAGGTGAACTTCACCTTTATAACCATAATCAACAACACAACTACCACAATCCAATCCTAACTTTGCCGCAATACCTGATTTATTAAAAAATATTAAAGCAAAATTTTCAGGAAGAAGTACCTTAATTCCAGATGGAATAAGAACACGTTGCTGTGGTTGAATATTTGTGATTGGATAATCATTAGGTATCCTGAAATCTATTCCTGCATCAGTTGAATGTGCCCGTTCTGGATCTTTCACATCTCTAATTTTTATATAATGTAATTCAATATTACTTTGTTTCTTTGCCATTATCATCCTCCACTACTTTACAAATAATGTTATCTGCTTTGATTACAACAATTGGATGAACATCATAGAATGCAGAAAAATGATCATACAAAACTTTATCACCGACATGTAATCCTTCCAAATCTTTAGCAGCGTCAGGTCCAATGGATTCAACGACACCCTTTGTCATTCGAAAATTTAAATCTGCAGATTCAGGAACAAGAATATTTCCTCGCAATAATTCATGGTATTTTTCAAGTTTACGAATTACTACTTTATCATGGAGTGCTGTAACTTTTTTATCAAATTTACCATCGCTTGCGCCGATATTATGGAATTCTGTCATATTTACTCCTTATGTTATCTGTTATTCTAAATGTTTCATATATTGCAACACAACAAGCCATACAACAAAGAAATATAATTGGTGAAAAAATAATACCCCATGGAAATGGACAATAATGAAATAGTTTGAAAATTATACATATAATCATACCAATAAGTAATAATCGATTAAATATTACAAATATCCATTTCATTGTAATGGAAGACCAGCTTCAATTTTATATATAAGTGATGACACAGGCATAGCTTCAGTGAAATCATTTAGTATCTGTGCAGAAGCAAATAGTAGTAGATTTCCTGATGTAGTTGTTAAATATACAGGATCGCCGGAAACTGAGGAAATCGAAGAACCAATTACATCACCACTTACCATCCCTGATACATCGATCCAATATCCAGATGCACTTGGATAGCCACTTAATAGATAATCGCCGCTTGTTACTCCCATTGCAGATAGAGATAATGAATCATATTCAGATCGTTTTATATAACCAAGAATAGCATCTTCTTCAAAAGCTGCCCATGAAGTTCCAGTTGGTACTGCATAGAATTTTGATAATGTATAAACACCATCTCCTCCGCCACCAATTATTTCAGGATAGAAATTAATTCTTTTAATAATTACAGGAGGGTCAACATATTGTCCATCACCAGGGAATATCCAAGTTTTAACTGTAAATTGTGTGCTAAGAGAAAATCTATAATCTTTATCCTTAGGAACATCAGAAGGCATCTCATATGTAATATTTCCATTCCAAATAACCTGATGCTTCAATGTAATTTTTTTATCTGATACAATTTGATCAGCAGCAATTTTGGGGTGTGGTGTTACAATGTAATATGCTGGATTACAGAATGCAATAATATTAGAAGTGATTTGATCAATGTCATCGTGATATTTCGTTAGCACATCAACAGTGTATGTGATGTTAATTGGATTTCCACGAAAAGTATTTGAGAACATTACAAATTCTGCATCTGTCATATTATGAATATCTGGCAAATCGGCAATAACATTATTTATCCCGGATGCCCGCTCAGCATCACGCACAATGTCATTTTGAGAAATACATATGATTGGACAAACTAGCGTCTTATCTGGATTTTCTAAGAATTTAAATAATCTAGAACGATCGCCATAAAGTGTTCTAACTTTTAATGTTTGAGTTTTTGAACCTTTTGTTCTCTTAATAATGATGTCATTAAGTGAATCAATAAATTGTGCAGTAACATTCTTGATTTCGGAATTATATGAAAATATTCGCATTGTGTATCCTTAATGTTTAATAAGTCGGTTTAGGATATTTATGTTTTCCTCTGGAAAACTATGAGATGTCACATTATATTTATAATAAGTATTGCAATCTACTAACATTGGGTACTTTTCAAAGCGTAAGTCTGTCATTTGTGGCAAAAGAATCACATGACACATACAATGCACTAATAAATCTGCACAATGTCCACTTAAACTTATAAAAGTGATGTTTGATACATTGAAATCTTTCTTAACTTCAGCAATGTCATTCGAATATATATCAAAGAGTTCCTTAGCACAACTATTTACTAAAGCATAGTTCAATGTTATCGCATTATTGTTAAAGATATAACAATTATTATTTATGACTGGAACTTTAGCATCAAGAGTGTCAATTAGAATATTTTCTGCTGGGCAGCATGTGCTAATAATAAAATTTTGCAACGTATTAAATTTTTGATCTCTCTTCCTAATATTTTTCCTAAGTTGCTCAATAAGCTTAGAATAATTTTCTGAAATTGAAATATATGCAATTCCATCTGTAATTTTGCGTGGAGACTGTTCTACAATTTTTTCTAATGCTTCAGAAAAAATATCCCTCCACAAATATATAGTAGATAGTTTGTTTGTCATACTATAACAGCTTTAAATTTTTCTATTGCAATAACATAATCATTCAAAATTTCATTTTCAATCTCTTTCGGAATTTTGGACATATCAATTAGTTCCTGATTGATTTTAAATTGTTTCTGAGCAGCCTCATCATTTTTTAATTGTTCTTGTAATTTCTCAGGCGTTTTCATAAGCTTTATACATGTTTTCTTTCCACCACCTTTAAAAACGTGAGGGATGCAATCTGAACTATCTCCAAAAAGTATTTTAAGTAGTAAAAACTGTTTTGCATTTGTAATGTCATCGGAATCACAAAATTTATTAAACGACATCGTCTCTCCAAACAAATTTATCACCTTAGTTTTGTCAGACTGAAGTTGTAGAAAGTCATAATCGCTCGCAATGATAATATTTCGATCCGCATTGCTATATTTAACCAAAGTAGCAATAACATCATCGCCTTCAGCTCGCTTAGATTTAACCGATATGATATTATATGTATTTACAATTTCTTGGCTCTCTAGAATAAAATTTACCACATAACCGAATGCCTTACCGACATCAAATGGCTTCTTGGTTTCCATTCGTCTACGTATTTTATAGCTAGGAAACTTGGTTATACGCCAGTTGTTTTTATGACTGCAATCTTTAACAAATACTATCGGCAATAGCTCACTATCATTTTGTGTGTTTTGTTTAATAATATTTGTTATGTCAGCTAACTTTGATGCAAGTTTTTGTTCAAATAGACGAATAAAATCCTTATCAACACTTAGATCCCTTGTAGGGTCATCTTCTAAGCCAGTTTTCTTTTTCCATGCAGAATAAGCACCGAAAATGAGGAAATAAATCAAATAACTGCAATCAACAAAAATATTGGTTTTCATGTTATGTATGTATTTCCAATAACCGTTGAAGAACCTGTTTAATATCCTCTTTAGTCTTTATAAGTTTCATCCCACCAAAATACCATTTATTTGGTTGAAGCGCTAGAAATGTTTGATTTTGAATATCATATACTAATTGATTGGTTGGATCAAATAAAACATTATACACCCGCGCTAATTTCTTTTGCCCAAATGTTTTTGGTAACATTTGTTTAATTATATTAACAAGATGTGAACATTTGGTAACAGTGATTATTTCTTTGCCATCCTTAGATACCATCGTAATTATCGCTGAACAAAGTAATTTAAGATATGTCTTTAATGAATTTTTATCTATGAGTTGCTGGATCATTTAATTTTTTAGCAAAGATGTTAAAAGTGAAAATGTACTGCTATATTTATCACATATCTTTACTGCATCCATTTGAAGCACTGCGTTGTTAGTAATAGAAAACTTAACCTCATCTATTCCAAAATATCGCATAAATCCAAGTCGTTCAGCATCAATAATAATTGACTGTGTAAACTCACCAGAGATTTTATTAGCTAAATGCAGATATACATCATTTGATAATGATGATTCACTTGCTTTAATTCTAACAAAAATCATTTCTGGTTTTGTCTCATCTTGTGTTATTTCTATCTTTAAAATGGAATTATTAAAAAGTGTTGAAATAAGTGAAAGTATTTCACCAACAGTTTTTGACTTAACATTAAAAGAGCAAATTGAAATAAGTTGTGATTGTATTGGTTTATCGAGATATGTTGCTATAATATCTTCTTTAGAAGTTAACAATGCGAATTTACACAATGTTTCATTAAATAATAGTTTTGATCCATTAAATTTGAAATTAATCTGTTGTGTGTTTTCATTTTGTTCGATAGTTGAAACAACTGCGATTAGCTTTTGAATATCATCCAATGAAAATTCACATAGATCATCAGCAACGCATGAATTTGTTTTTACGACAATTCTAGATATAGCAGTTTTGAAATATATATTTGTCCCAGCAGATGATACACTGAGTTTAATTCCAGGAACAAATTTTCGAGTTGTCTCCAATGTTTCAAGAAATAATCTTGGACTAGTTATAATCAAATCACTCACGTTGAAAATCCTCAATACTATTTATAATTTCTAGCATTTCAGATGAAAGGACTGAAGCTTCATTCTGTTCTACATCTACTATAGTAGGTTCTGGTTTTAATTTAATTTCTTTTACTGTTGGCTGTGGTAATGCAGCAAGTACATCCTTAGGTATTTCGATTGCTGGCACAGATTTAGATTTTATTATTGCTATTTCTTCTTGTGTTAATGCTTTATCAGTATCATTAACAACTTGTTGTGCCGACATTTCCAAAAATTCTGCTGGAGGCCCAATCAAGGGCTGTTCATCGTCATCGTGTTGTGCAATAACCTGATTTGATGTTCGAATTTGATTAACTCTAACAAGAGCAGGTTTAATAAAAGTATCAAAGAATTCTTTATGTTTGTCATCATCAAACTGATCAACAAAGTCAGTATCAAAATTTAAATCTGATATTGATTTTTCCATAAATTGTGCTGACACTGTTGGATCATCAAAATTATCAATAAGAATATTTTTTGCAGCAGAAAATTTAAACTGTATATCAAACACATTCTTTGGACTGACATTGACAATTAAATTTAAACAGTTTGTATTACCGAAATTATTAAAATGTTTAAGATATGATTCTGTGTCTCCAGCTCTAAGGAATTTTTCAAAATAATTTGAAATTCTAAAAAGAATTTTCATATCGTTGAACAATAGTATTTTAAGTGTATTGTTATTTTGAGGGTTCAAATTATCAGAAATAACAAATACAGGAAGAAACATTTTAAACTTGCGTTTTGTGGTTTTTGCCGCTTTTACAAATAATTCCTTGGAATTTTTATTAAGTGAATGTGAATTTAAATATTGATATAGATCTTCTGCTTCTTTACAACATAAACATCGTTCTCTCCAGTTGGTGATTCCTAAATATTTAGTCGATGGACAAAGAGTAAAATGCGCAGTAAAACTATCATCTGCTTCCTTTGTATAAACAGTGTGGATAAATTTTGTCACCCAAGGTTCAGTCCGAAGTGACATTGAATCCTGAAAATTCACTAACCGTAATTCAAGATTATGTCCTTCAGATAGCAACAATAGTCGTTTATCTGAATTAAATTTAATCTTGGACTTTTCCATTGTTTTTTCAGTTACATTATTTACTAACGAATATCTTGGATTTGCCATTGGTATCTCCTATTTAATATATTCTACTTTACGAGCATATCTGAAACACATTTAATAAAATTATCATATGTTTCAAATTTATTAACTATTATTGATAAGCCTATTTTATTAAGATGATCATAATCAAACCCATCCATACCAAGCTCTTGTATAAGATCTTGTGACCAACATTTAATATAATGCTGAACACCTGGAATAGTAACAAAAAATTGTTTTGATATATTTCCATGCATTATATCTTTGAAACATTTTGGGAATGGCGATACACCAAGTACTACTTCTGAATCTGTATATTCTTGAAATGATTTAAAACCAATATTCTTACATTTATCAACAAAAAATCGTAATGATTTAAAAAATTCACACCGAAATAATACTATTTTTGTTTCTTCAATGTGTGTTAAATATTCGTTATAATTTTCATTGAGTATAAAATATAATGGTTGATAAATTTCCTTACCGACTTTTTTGCTAATACATTCAATATAGTCAACATAGTCAATGTTTTTAGATTCAAAGAATATCGCTAATTCATCAAAATCTTCCTGATTTTTCAAATAGAAATCTTTTACTTTTTCGGAATTGTATAACTTAGATTTTATACTAGCAGGTGAAATTTTTTTCCGAATTGCAACATTATTCGCAAAAATTTCAATGCATAGATTTAATGGATTCAATGTCATGTAATACAGTTTCGTGGAGTTTAATTATCAGGGCTTCATCAATTTTATCTGAAAATAACTCAACTAAGAATGTTATAAATTCTTTATTGGAAAGTTGTGTTAGTTTACATAATTTTTGGAGTATATGTGGACGAGATAATATATCATTTTTAATTCTATTAAATAATGTTAGTGTTTTCTTTACATTATAAAATGTTTTAAGATCATTAAGAAATTGTTTTGTATCTAAATCTTGGAAAACTGGTTCCAATGGATTATTAATAAAAACATCAATTTTGTCATCATTGAAAAATGGATAAATCAGCTTTGATTTGTTTTTCCGTTTCATATTGATATTATACTCAAATATTTTCTAATTCACTCACAACTGAATTGATGTTTTTGTTTTGTTGTTGAGTATTAGATATCGACGAAAGTTTTAATGTGTCATAATTTATACGAAGTTGAAACGATTTGCCAATCCTTCCTCCAAGCCGGTTTTTTAGATTCCGAAAAGTTATCACGTTAGATTCTCTATCTCCAGGGCCCTGGAACACTGCAGTAATGGCATCAGCATGATGAGCAACTGCACGGCTTTCAGCAATATGTGCCATGGATGGCGATGAATTATCAAAACCTTCCGTTGAAAATTGCGTGGGGGCGACTATTGGCACATTAAATCTATATGTTAATGCGCGGATGTCGAGACATGTCGCGCCAACCCTCTCATACATCCCACTGTCTGCAGATTCGCCATTCGGTCTAATTAAATTAAGATAATCAATTAGAATTATATCTGGCTTAAACCCAGATAAAATAAGTTTGTTAATATAATTTTCAATAAATAAGCAATTAACTGTTCGTGGAGGCAGCTCTTTTATTACTAATCCTGCTTGAGGATTCTTAATCTGGAGTTCATCAACATGTTTAATTAGTTGTTGTGCTTTAGTAGGAATTGCATTTATTTCAACATCAAGATTTAACGCATCAATCCGTTGGGCATACAAATCTCGTTCAAGTTCACATGTTATAACTAACACTTTTTTATTTAATTTTAATTGGCGATGGGCAATATTGGTTAATAGCATTGTTTTACCAATGCCTGGCATGCCAACCGGCACCCAGATACACTTGCCATTTCTAAGTAATCCGCCATTGAACTCATTATCAAACTCTGGAATGCCAGTAGGAAAACGAGAATCTGTCGTATTGATTATTTCAATGTGTTGTTTGATATGCTTAAAATAATTCAACCCAAGATCCTGGTCAATTGAAATGTTTAAAATACTGGCAAAATCGTTTACAATAGATGACACATCTTTTTTCTTTTCAATCCGATCAATGTTATCAAATATTTTAAAATATAACCCACGTCTTTTTGCAAAATCTAATATTCCTTCTTGGACTAGTTGTTCATCATCAGAAATATTGGTTTTAAAACTTTGATCTAGATAGTCAAAATACTCTTTTGGTTCAGTTGAATTTCTCTCAGCAATCTTTATCAATAATTGTCTTAAAATTTGTATCGATGGAAGCTTTTTAATTTTTTTAAAATAAGCAAGTGTAACATTAACAATGTTAGCACCTATCTTATTTTGCATCCAGCGAGAATCAAATACTTCCAGAAACGCGGTTGTATATGTTTCTGAAGTTAGAATTTTGTTTAAGAACAAAAGCTCTATGATTTCATCTGGTAGTTGGAGATGTTCCGTTTTATTTTGATATGACATTAAAATGATTTTTCTTCATTTAATACTACTTCTTCTTTTTCTGTATGATCAATATCAGCAAAAGAAGAATATTGTAAATCATGTTTCTGCTTCTCATTTAGTTCTTTGATGAATGTATCCCAAATTTTATCTGCATCTGGTCCATTCATAAGTTTTGATTCTTTCATTTTATCAGCGCTATATGATGGCACAATATATCGTTTCATTCCTTCATCTTTGATAAATTCATACTTAATCGCTAATTCTAGCAACCCAGAATATTTGGAGACAAAGCCTCCTCTAAAATCAATTTCTATTTCAGTTTCCAAGAAAGGTACCACAATATTATTTTTAATACACAAAACTTTAAGTTTTGTTCCAGTATAAGCAATTCCAGATTCTTTTTCATCTGGTTTAATATTACTGCTTGTACATTGAAATGTCAAACGTGACATATATTGAATACCGAGACCACCACTCTGTGGATGAATTTTCTCTGGATACATCGGGTTACTATTTGTGTTTTGATAAACATGATTCAATAAAATAATTCCGCATTCTGTTTTAAGAGCAGGCATTGTCAGTGACTTTATCATGTCATTTATCATTCTAGCACGTAATCCTCTATCCAACTTTGGATCTTCTTCTTCCAAATCTTTTAATGTTTTTCTAGTAACAAGAGCACCGAGACTATCCAAAAGTAATAATGCTTTAAATTTAGGTTGTTCTGTTTTAATTTCGGCAATCATTTTATATGTTGACATAATTTTTATTGCAGCATCTTCAACATTATCAACTGTAATATATTCAATTTTTTTAAGATCCGTTCCAAGTTTTTTAAGTAAATCTTTTGAGAATCCGCCTTCAGCATCAAACAAAAATATCTGATCAAAATTATTTTGTGTTATTGCATTTGAAAGTGTAATTGCTGCAATAAGTGACTTACCCGATTTTGAAACACCTCCAATTATAATAACACGATTATTTGGAATTCCACCAAAAAAATCACCACAAATTATTCGATTTAATGCATATGACCCAGTGTTGACAAATTCTCTAATATTACCAACGGTTGATTCTTCAAAATTTGTTGATTCTGTTGTTTCACGAAGTTTTTTTAAATACTTTGAAATATCCATAGTTTCTCCAATAGTGTTTGTATTTTCTAATATTATACTCAACAAGTGTGATACGAAAATATTAGGGAGTTTAAACAACTTGTTAGTTTGTTTGTATGCGATTGAAATTTGTTGTGCAAACAGCAAATTTAAAATTCTTCAAAGCTTTGATTGTAAATTTGGTATTTGTTATATCATCTTTAAATTTCTTGACATCAAAGAATAATGAGAAATCAGGAGTCTTATTCTTCTCTTTTCCTTCTTCAACAAATTCGATGATCTCATTTGCTAGCAATTCCTTAACCTGCGGCTCAGTTAGCGATGTGCTTTCGGATAGCTCTAAGTGCAATGTTTTCTCATCTTCTTGAACAAGCTGTTTTGCCACTAGGCCAGCGCGTAGGATATTTGCAAATAGCTGATCTTGCTTTACTAAAAGAATATTATCCTTAGATTCTATTGATGGAGCAATAGAATATCCAGCGAATATCTGCGTGACTTCTTGTTCAAGCAGGGTATCAAATTTCATATACTCAGCGAACGTCTTGAAATTAGATTCACGGATGCCAGCCATACGTTCCGTTAAATAAATCATCATTGGATAAAATTGCCTATCCGATGGATCAAACTGTGTTGAAACAATTTCACTGGATTTTTCCCACAATTCCTCTATCTTTTCTATTGTCTTATGGGTTTTTTCAATTATTCGTTTAGCAATTGGAGCTGGAATACTTTCAAGTGATTCATTCACTCTTTGCCGTTTAGGTTTCCAGCCGGTTTTGCGCAAAGTGCCATATACATATGCTCCAGTATGTTCTGGATTAAGATGTAATTTCTTCGCTCGTTTTTTCAATTTTAGTTCTAATTCTGCTGGCATATTATTTCTCCTTAGTAACTACAGGTGCAGTAGGTTTCACTTCTTTTTTTGAAAATACATCTAACAAGACTTTTGGATCACCAACAACAAGCAGAACAAACATTCCAGCTAATAGCCCAATTTCAGTAGATGCCAATGGAACTGGATGTGCCCAAGATAAATAGACTGATGCAAGAATATTATTAACCGCAATAATGACTAAAGCAATACCATTTACAAGAATTAGCGGAGTGCGCCATTTTGCCCCAGTGGCTTTTTCCATATCAATTAAACTTTGTTGCACCCATATCTGCATCTGAAGTTTTGAAAAATCCAGTTGGGCCATTAATTTTTCAACATCTAATTTTGCTTTCTCAATTTCAGTAACATCAAGTTTACCCTTAGAAAAGAAATTTAAAATTGATGTTCCAAAATCAAGAGCTTTATTTATAGCACCAAAAATTAATTCTTGCATTTATATTACCTTTCTATGACCAACTCCAATAATTTCATCTAAAAGTTGTCTTACTTCTCTTGAATGTGTTTCTGTTAATTCACGTAATAGTTTTGCATTGTTTTCAGCCAGTTCCTTTGTTGCAGAAGCATGCACAATAGTTCGCTTTTCTGCAGCTATTCTTTCACCTTCAGCCATTTTAATTAATGCATCACAATGAGCTTGATTTGAAATTGCTGTTTTATCAGCATTATCACGACTTTGCCGATACATGAAATAAACAACAATAACACATACTGCTCCAAGAATAACTGTTAATGGCCATCTTCCAAGAACTTCGAGTGTTGTACTATCTGGAAGAGTTGGAATTACACTTGCTAAAAATCCACTTCCACCAGCAATAGTAGCATACATCCCATTTGAAACTTCAAAAAATCTGTGTGGCATAATGTAACCTTTTCAAAATGACGATTTAATGTAAAATAGTATTTATGGCGTTTTCATTTTACAAATTTCGGAGTATGCTCCCCATGCTAAAAGTCCAACCGCAATCAATATCGCTCCCACGCTCAACCAGATTGCTGACCACATGGATTCTATGAGTGGGTTGGTCATGGCAAAACCTTTCCGGAAAAATACATTTTATACGCAGTATTATTTGTGCGTATTGATTGAAGGAAAAGTGATCCATTATATTTATTTGTCACAATATCATTGTAAATTAAAGCCGTGTAACCCCATTGAGCATCATTAGTGGAAATAGTAGAAAACGAATAAAAGATTCCGTTACGTTGAATAGCTGCCCGAGAGCTAATGGCTCCAGTATTTAGGACGCCCCTGCACTCTAATATAATGAAGCCTATTACTCCCGGCATCCAATTTGTTCCGTCCCACGTGCCTCCAACCTGTTTATCTATCGTCGGAAATACAAGCGTTGTCCAACTTTCCCCCGAAACCCATGCTGTTGTATTTTCGGCAAAAATACCCGGTAACACATTGAGATTTCCCTGCCCAGTTGTGGAGTTTGTACAACCCCAAATTGCTGTCATTTCATTCGTGGTCGCCCCGCCCGTGATCTGCAAGCTCGTGCCCTGCATTGTACTAATGTTGGTGACGTTGTGCCCACTCATATTTACATTTGTTGTTGCTATATTTTTAGCCCAATCAACACTTGGATCACCTGCTTCTGCCCAAGTGGGGACTAGCCCCATATAAATTACATTAGTATCTTGTGCAAATCCAATTGCTTTAATTATAGAACCTGTTACGCTTGTCACACCATTGGTCCATTCACCTGAAGTTCCAGAAACATATAGAGGTTGTCCAACTATTAAATCATTGTTTGTAACACCAATAGTACCAAATATTACCATACCATCAGATGTAGAATTGGTTCCTTTAGATAAACCAATTACATTTCGGCAATTTATTTCGGCTAAATTATTAGCAAGTACCCAGGATTTATCAGAAATTTGCTGATATAATTTATTTGATACTGTGGTAGAATTGCCATCATAAAGAACAACAGGTAAACCACTAGCAATAGAAGCCGAGTAATTGGTTTTGAATGTTATTGATAAATTTGTT